GGTCAAAACGGTTCGCACCGCCAAAGGTCCGCGGCACGAAACGGTCGCGCACTTGGGCAAGCTCGATGAACTCACCGTGCAAAGCGCGCGCGGCTGGACCGATCTGGACGCCCTGCTGGAAGGCCGCGCGCCCGCCACGCCATTGGAGTTGGGCCAACCGGCGCCGCTGTGGCAGTCGGTCGATCTGCGCGGCGTGCGCGTGGAACGGTTGCGTCCATTCGGGCGCGCGTATCTCGGCCTGGCGTTGTGGCGGCGGTTGGGGTTGCACACGGTGCTGAAAAAACGGGTGCCTGTCGGCGCAGAAGAAGTGGGCTGGGATTTGATCGCCTGCGTGCTCACGCTGGGCCGGTTTGCCGCCCAGCCCAGCGAACTAGCGCTGGCCCAACGCTGGTAGGACGACACCGCGCTGGAAGATTTGCTGGGCGTGCCACTGGCGCAGATCAATGAGGCGCGACTCTATCGCGGGTTGGATGCGCTCCGGCCGCACAAGGACGCGATTTGTGCGCATCTGTTGGAAAAGTACCGCGACTGGTTCGGCGTGAAATTCCAGTTCCTGCTCTACGCCGTGACCAGCAGTTACTTGGAGGGGCTGGCGGAGAAGAACAAACAGGCCGCCCACGGCTACAGTCGGGATTCGCGGCCCGACTGCAAACCAGTCTGCATTGGCCTGGTGGTGACGCCCGAGGGTTTGCCCATCGCCGACGAAGTGTTTGCCGGCAACCGGGCCGACGTGACCACGCTGGAAGACAGCGTGAAGTTGATGGAAGAAAAGTACGGCCAGGCGCAGCGCATTTGGGTGTTGGATCGGGGGATCGTGAGCCAAGAGAACTTGGCCTGGCTGCGGGCGCGCGGGGCCAGCTATCTGGTGGGCAGGCCCCAGAGCCAACTGCGCGCCCACGAGGCGGCGTTGTTGGACGAAGCCGATTGGCAGACGGTGCAGGAGGGATTGAAAGTCAAACTGGTCACGGTCACTGAGGGCGAATTGACCGAGCGATTTGTGTTATGTCGGAGCGCCGCGCGCGCGGCCAAGGAGACAGCGATGCTGCAGCAGAAGTTGGAGCGATTGCGCGCGGAGTTGACCAAAATCGATCGGGCGTTGCAAGCCCGGCCGAGGGCGAAAGTGGGCCCGCTGGAGCGGCGGATCGGGCGCTGGCTGGGCCGGTATCCGGCGGCGGCCGCGATCCTCCACGTGGACTTGAAAAAGGACGCCAAAGGCCGCGCCTGCGGCCTGAGCGTGAGCGAGCAAAGCGAGAAGTTGCAATGGGCGCAGCACGCGCACGGGGCCTACCTGTTGCGGACCAATCACGGGGCGAGCGACCCAGCCCAATTCTGGCGCTGGTACATGCAGTTGACCCAAGCCCAAGCGGCGTTTCGCACGGCCCAAAGCGATCTGCGCTTGCGACCGATTTTTCATCAAAAGACCGAGGGGGTGGAGGCGCACATTCTGGTGTGCTTCTTGGCGCTGGCCTTGTGGCGAGCGCTGGAGCAATGGCTGCGGGCCAAAGGTCTGGGCGACTGCGCGCGGCCACTGTTACTGGAACTGGACGAGTTGCGTTCGCTGGACGGGGTGCTGCCGACGTTGGAGGGACCCGAAGTGCGCCTGCGGGTGGTGGCGCGGCCCGAGAAACTGTTGGCGCAACTATTGGCGCAGATGGGATTGGACCTGCCACGGACGCCCAAGATCATGGAAGAGGTGGCCAAGGTAGTGCCGAAAAACGGCGTTTCAAAAACGGAAGTCTCTGCAACTCAGCGGAGCGGCTCCTCCGGCTGACGAACTTGGGTTAGCCCGCCCCGTGGACTACGCCAAGGCGGCGCAGGAAGCCGACCTTTATAACCCCGTGCCCCAAGTCGGCATTGCGGAGGACAACACTCGCGCACACAAGCCGCTGTAAACTTCCCATGTCTCGCCTCCAGTCCACGCTCAACAAAATCCGTGCCCTGGCCGCGCCCCCGCCCCGCGTCAACGTGCGCGAGTGGGCGGAGAGCAACTTGTATCTCCCCCGCAGTACCACCAGCCTGTCCGGTCGCTTCCGCCCGCTGCCCTGGCAGCGCGAGCCGCTAGAAGCCCTGACTGACCCCAGCATTGCCGAGCACGTCTGGGAATGGGGCGCGCAACTGGGCAAGACCACCGGCATCCTTGCCGCCGTGGGCTACTTCATCGAAGTCTCTCCCAGCCCCATCCTGCTCAAGTATCCCGCCAAGGCGTCGGCGGAAAGCTTCAGCAAGGAGAAGCTGGCACCGACCCTGGACGAAAGCCCCAGTTTGAAGGCGCTGGTCGCCGCTGAGAAGTCCCGCCAGAGTGACAATACCATTCTCTACAAGAAATTTCGTGGCGGCTTCATCGCCTTGATCGGTGCAAACTCAGCGACCGAGTTACGTCGCCGCTCCTGCCGGGTCGTCGTTCAAGACGAGATAGACGCCGACGAAGGGAGCGCGCAGGGGGAGGGCGACCCCGTGAGTCTGGCGGACAAGCGCGCCGAGACGTTTGGCGACGCGCTCTTTCTCAAAGTCTCCACGCCCAAGCTCAAAGGCTTCTCGCGCATCGAAAAGCTCATGGAGCAGACCGACGCCCGCCACTGGTTTGTCCCTTGCCCCAAGTGCGGCTTCTTTCAGACGCTCAAGTGGGAGAACATCCATTGGGTGGAAAATCAGCCGGAGACAGCGTGGCTCGAATGCGAGCACTGTAAACAACGCCTCAGTGACGCGGAAAGAATCCAAGCCGTCGTGCATGGCGAGTGGCGGCCCACGCTGCCCTTCCGGGGCAAGCGTGGTTACTTCCTCAACGGCTTCAATCGCATCATCGGTCTGAAAGCCCACCATCAAAGCTATCTCCATGAGTTTGTGGATGAGTATCTGACCGCCCGCAAGGACGATCAGACTTATCAGGTGTGGGTGAACACGGTGAAAACGGAAGCCTATGAGCAGCGGGTGGAGCGCGTGGAGCACCATTCCCTCTTTGAGCGGCGCGAGAACTACGGACCCGACATCCCGGCGGAAGTCTGCGTGCTGACGGCGGGGGTGGACATCCAGAACAACCGCATTGAGGCGGAGCTAGTGGGCTGGGGCGTGGGCGAGGAGTCATGGAGTCTCGACTACCGCGTCTTTCCAGGTGACGTGGAAACCGACGCCCCCTGGGCGGCGCTGGATGCCTGGCTCCTGCTCCCGCGCTTCAACGTCCACCGTCAGCCCATGCGCGTCCTGGCGACGGGCGTGGACACCGACGCGAGCACTCAGCAAGCGTACAAGTTCTGCCGCGCCCGCTGGGCGCGCCACGTGTGCGCGCTCAAGGGCAAGGGTGGTCCTGGCTTGCCTCTTGTCGCTCTGCCCCGCCGCTCCGGCGTCACCAAGGTCAAGCTCTACACCGTCGGCAGCGACACCGCCAAGGCCATCGTTTACAGCCGCCTCGCCGTCGCCGTCCCCGGCAAGGGTTACTGTCACTTCCCCATGCAAGCGCCTGAAGAATACTTCCGGCAACTCACGAGCGAGGTCATCGTGGTCAAGCGCCAGTCGGGGCGTATGTGGCGCGCCTTTCAACTGCCCACCGGCGCGCGCAATGAAGCCCTGGACTGCCGCTGCTATGCCCTGGCGGCTGTGCACATCTGCCAGCCCAACCTTGAAATAATCAAAGTTCGGCTCAGCAAAGCCGCGCCGCCTGCCCCGCAGGAGCCGCAACCAGAGGCGACAGAGAAGCCGGTGCCAGAGTCCCCCAAAGTCCCCCAAGTCCCCCCTGCTCCCGTCCAGCCTGCCGGGGCGCGAACGCGCAAAGCGCGCCCGCCCCGCTCTCCAAGCTGGCTGGGCGGGACTTTCCAAAGCTGGAAGCTGTAGTTAAAGCCAGATGGACGCCTTGACCAGTGTGCCCGTGGAGTTCCGCGCCGGTGACAGCTTCGCCGTCACGCTTGCCGCCGACGACTACGCCGCCGCCAGCGGCACGCTCGCCTGCACGCTCGGCTTCTCCATCGTCGCCACAGGCACCGCAGGCGACTACCCCTTCACCGCCACGCTCGCCCAGACGGCTCTCTGGACGGCGGGCTATGGCGCATGGTCCTTTGTCGTCACCGACGGCGCTGACCGGGAGACAATCGCCACGGGCTATCTCACCGTCTTGCCGGACCCGCTCACGGACACCACCGACGCTCGCAGCCATGCCCGCGTCACCCTCGCCTTGATCGAGCAAGCCATCGAAGGACGCCTGCCCGATGCCCTGGCCGGTTACTCCATCGCCGGTCGCTCCATCTCAAAAATCCCGCTGAGCGAACTGGTGCAGTTACGCAACGTGTACAAGTCGCAGGTGCAGGCGGAGGACCGCGCCGCCGCCGGTCAGTCCGCCTTCCGCCAGCACTTGTTTAGTTTCACCCCTGTCTAACCCATGAAGTGGCTTCCCTTTTTCCGGCGCAAAGCCAGGCCCAGGTCAGCGCGCAGCTTCTTTCCCGCCGCGGCGATTAACCGCTTGACGCTGGACTTTCTCAGCCCGCTCCTGTCCGCCGATGAAGCCCTGCGCTACGATCTGCGCACGCTGCGCGACCGCGCCCGCGCCCTGGAACGGGGCAACCCGCATTACCGCGCCCTGCTCCTGCAAATCGAAAAGAACGTCATTGGAAGTAATGGCGTGGGGTTGCAGAGCAAGGTCAAGTTTGTCAACGGACGCCCCGACACCCGCAGCAACACGATCATTGAAACGGAGTGGTGGAACTGGGGCAAGAAGCCTTACACCACCTTGAACCGCCGCCTGACGTGGCATGGCGTCCAGCGCCTCGCGCTGCGCAGCCTCTATCGGGACGGCGAAATCCTCATCCGCAAGCGCCTCACGGCGGACAGCCCGTATGGTCTGCGCTTGCAATTGATAGAGGCGGACTATCTCGACGAGACTTACAACGACTCTCGCCTGTCCAACGGCAACAAGGTGAGCATGAGCGTTGAGTTGGACCGGGACAACGCCCCCGTGGCTTACCACTTGCTCACGCAGCATCCGGGGAGTTGCCAAGGGAGCGAAGTTTACGGGAAGCGGGTCCGCGTGCCCGCCCCGGAAATCATTCACGTTTACATTCCCGACCGCGTGGACCAGAGCCGGGGCAGCCCGTGGGCGGCGGCGGCCATGCTCTCCCTGCACCATCTCGACAAGTACGAGGAAGCCGAAGTCGTGGCGGCGCGCATTGCCGCCGCCAAAATGGCTTTCTTCACCAAGGCGCAGGTGGAGGGCGCGCCCGATGACGGCGAGGACAGCGAAGGCAACCTGAGCGTCGAAGCCACGCCGGGCGGCATGATGGAACTGCCCACCGGCTACGACGTGAAGCCCTGGACGCCGGAGCATCCGAACACGGCGTACAAGGAATTCGTCAAGGGCAAGCTGCGCGAGAGTGCCGCCGGTTGCGGCGTGAATTATAACACGCTGGCGAGTGACTACGAGGCGACCAGTTACTCCAGCCTGCGGGGCGCAGCCCTGGACGAGCGGGAGACATACAAGCTCCTTCAGCGGATGTTTATTGACGACCTCATCCAGCCGATCTTTGACGCCTGGCTGGAAGCCGCTGTGTACACCGGCAAGCTCAGCTTCATTCCGCCGAGTGAGATGG